CGATAGCGGATCAAATGATTCTGGCCTTAACACAAAATGGGCAGTTTACTAAGGAGACATAATGAGATTCAAAACTGAGCAAGAAGGCCTACATCATATTAAAGAAAAAGAGGTTCCAGATCCTCGGTCGTGGAGTCAGGGAAAGAAAGAATGCACTGCCAGAATTAAGCTTCAATCTAAGTCTCAGGCCTTGGAAATTTTTAATAAGTGGATTGATTTAAAACGGTATATGTTTTCTCCAGAGGAGCTAAAAGCCCTACGTGGATATGATCATAGAAATATAATTGGTCAAAGGAGTCAGGCAACTCGCGATAGTTACATAAACGTATTCATAGACTGGACTGAGGGAAAGCCAATGAAGGAATCACTTATGTCTGCTACTAAGGAGCTCTTCCTATGAGGACAGCAATCATACTCCCAATTCTCGGTGGACTTTTAATGATCGGCGTAGCTACTACTGCTACACTTAATAACAAGATCGAGCGGGTTGAAGATAAATGTGCACATCGTCTTGAACGAATTGAGGACAAGATTGATAGTCAGGCTAAGGCCATAAAAGAACTCACTGTTACTATTGGAAGGATAGAGGAAAAACTTGACTGATACCAACTTACGTCTCAAGGACGATCCAGAGGTCAAAGACATCATGGCNCAGTGCTATGCAAGCACGCGTGTTAGTGCCAAGGTGTTGTTNCCTGAACGTTTCTGGCTTCCGTTTTCGGATCTACATGATGAGATCTTCAAGATTCTGGACGACGACTCTATTCAGCAGGCAGTAATTGCGGCACCACGTGGCTTCGGAAAGACCACGATAGACACGATTGCTCATCCCGCTAAGCGGATACTGTTTCGAGAGAAGAAGTTCATTGTCCCTATTAGCGCTACGGCGACTAAAGCCGTGATGGATGGTGAGAATCTCAAGCGAGAGCTCGCGACCAACTCGGTTGTTAAAGAACTGTTTGGCCCGATAAAGAGCGACTCGTTCTCTAAGGAGCAGTGGATAACGCAATCGGGCACGATGGTCATGCCACGTGGTGCTGGCCAGCAGGTTCGTGGAATCTTGTTTGATCGTTGGCGACCAGACTTAATTATTGCAGATGATTTGGAAGATCCAGAGGAGGTTCGCAACGACGAGCTGCGGGAAAAGCTACGTGAATGGTGGTTTTCTGACGTTTGCAACTCCGTCAACCGCTCACGAGATGACTGGAAGATCGTTGTCGTTGGAACGGTGCTTCATGAAGATTCGTTGCTTGTTCATCTACTTGAGGACCCTGATTGGTACGGTGTAAGGTTAGAACTGTGTGACGATCAGCTTCATTCCAATTGGCCTGGTTTTATGTCAGACGACAAGGTCAAGAAGCTATATGACGGTTTCGAACGACGTGGCCAACTTGATGTGTTCGCACGTGAATACAGAAATCTCCCAGTCTCAGTGGAAGATGCGATCTTTCAACAAAGCTACTTCAAAGGCTACTCGGAAACAGGCGAGGAGTTCATCAAAGTCAAGAAGCAAATTGAGTCTGTGGTAATCGCCGATCCTGCGAAGACCGTCAAGATGCACTCTGCTGAGAGTGCCATCGTTGGAGTAGGAATTGATCGTCAGAGCGCCAGGCTTTATGTTCGTGATATTGTGTCCAAGAAGCTATATCCGGACGAGCTGTATGAAGAAATGTTTGGTATGATGGCTAGACTCAACGCTCGCGTTCTTGGTGTCGAAGTAACATCGTTGGAAGAGTTCATTAAGCAACCGATTAAGAACGAGATAATCAAGAGGGGCTTGCCTTACGGAGAACCAGTATGGCTCAAGGCACGTGGTGGAGATTCCAAGGAAAGGGGCAAGGAAAAGCGTATAAAGGAACTGCTTCCGTTCTATCGACAAGGTTACGTTTATCATAACGAGACTTGTTGTGTCGGTTTGGAAACGCAGTTGATGAGCTTTCCAAGATCAAGGCTCTGGGATATCATGGATGCGTTCGCGTACATCATTGAGATGCTTGATCTTGGGGAACGATATTTTGAAGGTCCAGAGTTCGAGAATCCAGAGGACGAGTATAGAGAGCTTTACGAGGACCTCGAGCCGCGGGTTGGAAATTGGAGGATTAGAAATGCCTAGAGTAGTCAGGCTGTATGAGAGCAGCAGAAGAGGTCTTGCTCACAACATGGGCGGGTTCTTTGGGAAACCAAAGGAGAAAAAAGAACAAGTCAAGACTGTGGGTAGTGAAGCCAAGTCCGCTATTGAACGTAGAAACGAAGCTCTTAAGAATGCGACGAAGGAGCCGAAGCCAGTGGTCAAACCCACTCCCACTCCTACTCCCCCAGTTGAGCCTAAGCCCAAAAGTGGAGGCAGGCAAGCTATGTTGTCTATCAGGGAACGTAGGGAGGCATTTGAAAGAGCGGAAGAAGAGAAGAGGAAGAAAAAGTAAATGGCATTAAAAAAGGTCTACATAGGCTCGTTCGGGCCGGGTTTGTATCTTGATGATGAGGCCATTGAAGATCCTGATGGTGACTTCAGTGGTGAGAATCAGCAAGGCGTTCGTTGTGATGGTACTGGGCGGTTTGACGGCGACTTCAACGTCGGTGGGGACCTCGACGTTACTGGTGACGCCGACATCGACGGTGCTGTGACAGTAGGTTCGATCAAGTTGGACGACACTGACGGCTCCAACACGTTGGAACTTAAGTGGAACGAGGACGGTGCTGACGATTACGTTCTTAATCTTCTTGTAGGTGGCGGAACGCGCTCTTTGACATTGAATGAGAACTTCACAATCGGTGATGGAAGTACTGGAACGCTCACATTCGGTTCAGTATGTACGCTAACTGTTGAACTTGCGTCAATCCTGAATCAGGATCTGACTACCGATGCAGATGTTACATTCGCTACAGTTAATGGACTCACACTGACGGCTGCTGCAACTGGTTTTACAGTAGCTGGTGGAACGACTCCTAAAACGCTAACTGTTGATGACAATTTCGTAGTTTCAACTCAACTGGCCGCTATTGTGGCTAACACAGCCAAAGCGACTTGTAACTTCACCAACGTTCAAACAGCTCTCGCAGCAGCAACCGGAGCAGTAGATTTCAATACTCAGAATTTAACGGGCGTAGGAACAATAGGGTGTGGAACCATTACCACCACTGGTAATCTCATCTTACCTGCCAATGGTGCTATTGGGGTAACAGATGGTAATCCGCAGATCGTCTTTGATAATGCAAATAACTGGCTAGAAATAACTGGAAACATAGGCGTTGGAGTTTCAAGTCCAACTGATATACTTGATATTGCAGGAGCGATCAGGGTAACTACTAATGTAGCTTTTGACGCATCAAAAGGCGGAAGGATATATAAAAATAGTGTTGCTGGTATGTCTATACAGGGTAGCGCTGGTAGCCAATATGATTTTGCCTTCTTTACATCATCAGGTCAGCTCCTATTTGCCAATCCTACTGGAACCAATAACATTACGTTAGCTCCTCTCTCTGGAGCAGCTGTTGGAGTTGGAACAAATAGTCTTTCTGGAAAGTTTCACGTAGATCAGGCCTCAACTATTGCTGCAATTCCGGTGCTTTATCTTGACCAAGCAAATGTAAGCGAGGAAATGATTGAGTTTAATACTACCATAGGAGTAGGAAATGCCATTGAGGCAGTTGGCGGAAAGACATTGACAACGACACATTTTATCAAGGTGACAATACCAGGTTCATTAACTAGATATATTCCAGTGGGAACCATTGCTTAGGAGACATTAAATGCCTAACATTGTTTACGGAGACATTGGCAAGCAGAATCGAATGGACATATCCGCCGCGGACGTGAAGTACGATTATGACTATCCGCGTTGGCTAGACTTATCACCAGGTTCTGCGCTTCATAGAAAGATCGTGACTGAGGTTTTGCAACGTACGCTAGTTAGCCATCGCGTTATGAGCAATCGTTTCGACTCATGGAACGAGATCGATCGTTGTTTGACTGCTTATATAGATCCAGATTCGAGTGGAATTGGTTCGTACGACAATGAGGAGAAGGATCTAAAAAAGGACTCCAAAACTAAGAACAAACCGATTTCAATAGTGTTTCCGTACTCGTACGCTATCCTGGAGACTGTGCTTACGTACTTGGTAATGGCCTTTTTGGAAGAGCCAATATTTAGGTACGAAGGGACTGGACCAGAGGATACTATCGGTGCGATACTGATGGAACTGATGATTAACGTTCATTCCAACAAGAACAAGGTAGCCCTGGCATTGCATACTATGTTCCGCGATGGAATTGGATATGGCTTAGGTATTGGTGCTCCAGGATGGTATGAGCATCGTGGAGGCAAGGTTGTAGAAGGTGCTACAGGATTCTTGGGGCAACTCGGGCAGTTCATTAATCAAGGTCAGCGAAAGCAGGTTTTGGAGGATCAATTGCTATTTGAGGGAAACAAACTTAGCAACGTCGATCCTTATTTGTGGTTGCCAGATCCAAACGTGCCTTGTAACAACGTTCAAGATGGTGAGTTTGCTGGATGGGTAGAACGAACAAGCTTCGTGAAGTTGCTGAATGAGGAGTCCATAGGACCGGATCTTTTCAATGTTCGTTATTTGAAGAGTCTGATCTACAAGAAGTCCTCATTATATGCTGAGGATAAGTCCAGACGGACAGAGAAAACAGGAATGTCGATCCGTGAAGCAGGTGGCAGATTTGAGGCTACTGATCCTGTCGACGTCGTTAATATGTACGTGGATCTGATTCCTAAGGACTGGAACGATGGTGGGGATAAGGCTCTTGGAAAGTCTGAGTATCCAGAAAAATGGTTATTCAGTGTTGCTAGTGATTGTTTAGTGATTAAGGCAAAGCCACTTGGACTTACTCATAATATGTATCCGATTGCTGTCATAGCTCCAGATTCGGACGGTTATACGTCGACGCCAGTGTCACGAATTGAAGTGCTCCATGGTTTGCAGGGGACGCTTGACTGGTTGTTCAATTCCCATATTGCAAACGTTCGTAAGGCCATCCAGGATATGATTATCTATGATCCTTACTTACTTAACGCACAGGACATGGAAGATCCAAGACCTGGAAAGCTCGTACGGATGCGTCGACCTGCTTGGGGTCGTGGCGTCGAGAACGCTGCAATGCAGTTGAAGGTAAGTGACATCACGAGTGCCAACATCGGTGACTCTTCGTGGATCGTTCAGTGGATGCAGAAGATTGGCGGAGCTGACGAGTCTATGATGGGAGCGTTACGACAGGGTGGCCCAGAGCGATTGACTGGTCAGGAGTTTCAAGGTACACGCGCCGGAGCGATCAATCGACTAGAGCGAATTGCCAAGTTGATCGGCTGGCAGGGAATGCAGGACATTGGATATATGTTTGCTAGTCACGCACAGCAACTGGCGTCGCAAGACAGTTTCGTTAAGTGCACTGGTCGTTGGCAAGAAGAGTTGATTAAGGAGTTTGGCACAGACGTAAAGCGTGGAAGGGTTTCCATCTCACCGTTTGACATCTTAGTTGATTATGATGTGCTCGTAAGGGATGGAAGTGTGCCAGGAAATAACTTCTCTGATTCCTGGATTACGATGTTCAATATCCTTGCACAGCATCCTGAGCTTGATAAGAACTTCGACATTGTTCGAATCTTTCGACATATCGCACGTAACCTTGGTGCAAAGAACATAAGTGACTTTGAAAGGACGCAGGCCAAGGTAGTTCCTGATGAAGAGGCCTTGAGAGGCGCGGAGGCTGGTAACCTTGTAGCGATGTAAAGGAGGTGTGGAGTGGACGAGGCGAAGGAGATAGAAACTGAAGTTTTTGAGAAGGTCTTAGTCAAGCTAGACTGCTCACCAAGGGAGCTCGAACTTGGGATGCAGTCGCCGTTCTGGCGAAACATGAGGATGCAGATCGAGGCCTGGTTGGAGGATATTCGAGATCACCTTGAGGACCCAGATAACTTGTACTTGGAAAGAACTTTACGAAGGTTAGGAGGGAATGCGGCGGCGTTGCGCTATGTATTGCGCTTGCCTGATGAAACGTTGAGAAACTTGAGAGATGGATTAACGGATGTTTAACATTAACTTTGTTCATTTTATGAACGAAGATGATTAAAGGAGGACTGTTATGGCAAATGGAGTTTCAAAAGAAATAGACGATATGTTGGGTGCTCTTACGGTGTCTGAGCCAGAGTCGGAACCTGAACCTACGTTAGTGCCAGAACCAGTGTCAGAGCCTACTCTGGAGCCAGAGCCAGAACCAAGTCCTAAGCCGGTTCCAGAACCTATTCCAGAACCGGCTTCTGAACCTAAACCGGAACCCGAACCTCACGAGGAGACGACTGAGGAGAAGCTTGCGAGACTTGAGGCTCAGAACGCGAAGCTCATGGAGTGGAACGAGAGGATTCTTAGTGGTGAACCGATCCAGTCAGTGACTCCGAAACCAGTGGTCGTGGAACCGAAGCCTGGAGAACCTATACCAGAACCTGCACCAGGACCAGAGCTACCTAAGCCGATTGAAATAAGTGAAATCAACTTCCTTGAAGGTAAGACCCAAGAGGAGGTCGAACGAATAGTCGAGAATCCTGCTGAGCTCAATAAGGTGCTCAATCAGGTTTACTTGAAGGCCATCGAGCAGTCTATTCCGATGGCTCAGGAGCGCACATTACTTAGCGTTCCGGAAATAGTAGTTTCCCATGTCCGGCGACAGATCGCGTTTCAAGGTCTGGTCAAGGATTTTTATGATGCTAATACTGACTTGGTTCCGGTACGAAGGTCTGTCCAAATGGTTGCGAATGAGGTGCACTCAGAAAACCCTGATTGGACTGTAGACAAGGTTTTTACCGAGGCCGCCGTTCGCACACGAAAGGTTCTCGGGATGCCTATTCCAAAGGCTGGAACGAAGCCAAAACCGGGAGGGAGTGTTACTGAACCTATAAACGACCCTGCGTTTGTGAAAACGCGAGGTTCCCGTCAGCGTGGCGGTGACGCTAAGTTGACTGGGATGGCTAAGGAGATTGATGATTTAATAACCTTTGATTAGGAGGACACCTAATGGGTATCGAGAGAGGACAGGCTGCCCTTGAGGGTATGCAAGTGAAACGTGACACTTCGGTAGTCAAGTGGTCAAGGACTGCTGCCTATACTTCTGATACAATGGAAGTGTTTGAGCAAGTGGTTCTGATTGACACCGACACCGTTGATGGAACGTTCACTGTCACACTTCCTCCCGTCGCGGAAGCAGCTGGCAAGTTC